AATATGAGTCGGGCTATGGAATTGAGTGTTCGATGTCTATGCGTGAATGGCTTGTTAAAGACGACCGCGCAATGATTAAGACTGCGCGAGGCGCGCTCAAAGCAACACTAGGAGAACCCAATGAGTGATAGTAAAATGATGCCGCGAGTTCCACTTTTAGCTATGTTGCAGGCTTACAGCGAGGCGCAATCAACATGCCCGCTGGGGCAGGATAGGCGCGCATTTCGATATCAAGCCATGTATGACGCAGCCCCAGATCAAACAACCACCAGCCTAGTTCAGGTGAAGCGGTTGGTTTGGGATGATTATGGACCAGCGGGGGCTAGGGCCATTACAAAGTCTGGGGATTATCTTATTCAGCAAGATATTGCTGGCGAATGGAGCGCTTGGAACGAAAATGTCGATGGTTTTGAAGCGGCTGAGTACACAAAGAGCTCCGTAATCGCCGCATGTCAGTCCGACTACGAGCAACGCATACTGTCTGGGATCGTGTTATGAGTAAACTTAGCGAACGTATTGCAGCTTTGACAGGGCCTTGTAGAGAGATTGATGCGGAGATTGAGCGCGTCACAACTACAGGCTACGGAGCTATACCAACACCCTCGTTCACTTCCTCACTAGACGCTATAACACAGCTGATAGAGAAGGGGGGGCATATGTGGGTATTAGAGCAAGGCGGCAAAAACCTGTACTCATGTCAAGTTTGCACCAATGGAGAATATATTGGGTGGATTTCATTTCATGACGCACCTACGCCAGCAATAGCTCTATGCGTTGCATTTATGAAAGTTAAGGAGGCTAACAATGAAACAGATAGATGAACAAGAAGAGCTAGTGAAGACTGCGCGTGAGGCGCTACGGCTATTTAACATCCTCTTGGATGAGAATAAAAAGCCGCCACATCTAAGAGCCGCATGGGTCGACGATGATTTAATGATGTGGATTGGATCATGCATGGGGGCGCTTGAGCAGTCCCTACCCAATCAACCAGATGAACTGGAGGCGTCATGACCTTAACTCAACAAATCAGGGCCCACATTGAAGCTTTAAACGCGGAAGATTGCGACGATAAAGTTGACGTAAAACTAGCCACAAATATCAACTTCGCTAAATCAACCGCGGTCTTAGCTTTTTATAATCACGGCGCTGATTTCGCCCGCCATCTACTCGCTGAAAACTCACGGATTTTGAAAGCCCTTAGAAAGTTGCGCGGCGAGCAATTAATTCAACCAAGTGAAGGAGAGTGATATGAGTATGTTAGAGCGCCAGTTAAAAGCTCTGCTTCTGGTTCACGGATACGATGAAATGAACGCTCACGAGGAAGCGCTGCTTATGATGTCGGTTACGAAGGACGCCACCCAAGGCAAACCGTTTGACGAGTTAATTAAAGCCGCCGAAATGGTGGTGATCCTTAGCGACGAAACAGATTTAGCCGTTCAAGATTTAGCTAGAGCGTTAAGGAGCTACCAAAGCTCTTAATCCCTGCGAGATAGTTGCGCGTCTTTTTCTTTAGAGCCCCGTGATGAGCCAAACTCAAAACCGTACACATCTTTAACGATGGTGATAAGAGCGCCGCCAAGAATGAGGATTAAGTCCCGTGCTGGTCCAGATTCCATAGGGATAAAGAATGCAAAGGCTAGCGCGGCTATAAGGCCAGCAATAGACGCAAAAGCTAGAATATCGCCTCTCCAGTTATGCTTGCCTGAATTCATCATAGCAATATCACGCTGTCGTGCGTTCTGGCGGTCTGCTAAATAAGCCTTTTCAAGATCCACATCCAATTGCGCGGCTTGCTTTTGAAACTCGGCTCTCAAGGCAACGTTTTGATCTAACTCCCGCTGAATATCCTCATGATTTGTAAGGCCTGTCACACGCTTACCTATAGAAAATAAGCTGTCTGCCACATCACCAGCCGTATCACCACCAAAGCGCCTAATAAGGCCGGGGGCATACTTAGTTGCTAAACTCAGTCCTATTGAAATCGCGTCCATAACTCTATCCTCTCAATTCAAAATGCGGAAGGTCATTAAAGTTTTGGTCTCTATAATCCCCGTCCATATCCCAGTCAGCGCCCCAGCGTACTGTAAGCCCTAGTTCATTAGCACATGATAGAACGACACCACCAAGCACCATAAAGCGCCTCAAATCGCCCCAATCAATCGGATAAGGGGAAAGGTCTATAGCGTGTGAAGGGGTGTAATTGTGTCTACCTAAATGAGTGACACCGTCAATCTTTGACTTACCTTGGTCGAATAGCTCTTTTTGGCGTTCAATTGTTCTAGCGCCTTCAAGCACAGTGAAGTCAAAAGGAACTCGCTTTTCAACTAATCTAATAAGCTTGATTAGGTCCTTATGGCAGGTCGATAGCTTCTTAATCGATGTTTCGCCTAGTTTTGCTTTTTGCATTTCTTTGCTCTCCGTAAGATCCCACTTCTAGCTTTCGTGATTAGTATCACGGCTAGAGCGAACAGAAGAGGGGTTAATACTAGCAAAGCCACTTTTAACACCCTTCCCTATAAGCTGAGACAACTTCTCGCCCGTGAAGATCCAAAGAAGACTTAAGTAGCTCAACCCTGTCATCAGAGATAAGTACAGGTACGTGCTCTCTTGTCCGTTCAAAACAAAAGCAAAATTCACCCCGAGGCTCAATGTGTGAAACGCAGCTATCCACCAAATCCATATCTTGTTGTAAGCATTCGCTAACCATGTGAACGTGACGACGGTCACGAAATCAATGAAAACAAACGTGCCTACAGGCGCAAACTCTCCAAGAGAAAGTTGAGCCGTCATGGTCGCTGTCCACGCTAGGAGCATAACAAGACTTGTCGACAATCTCAAGTAGTCATCGGCTTTCATTAGCCGGTAAAGCGAAAACAAGATTACGCAGATAAGTGTGAATAGAAAAACTTGAGCCTCAGGGTGTAACATTTTATTCCGCCGCTGGAGGCTTATTACCCCCGCCAGCGAGAGGAACAGGCATCCCCTCTTCGTTCAGCATACGCGTCGCGTCTTCGTGCAAATCTTCAACCGCGCCTTTAAACATGTCAAAAGAAGTCATTACACGATTCAAACGTCTATCAATTCTTGCGCACTTACAGTTTGTCAGATCTAGCGCGGCTTGGACCGTAAGAGCCGCGTTTGATAATTCGGTAAGGTTAGCTTGTGTAGCAGAAAAATCAGCCTCGATAGCGTGTAGAGGTGAAGCGCTTTCAGCTACCGCCGCGTTTTTCTGTTCGTTGGTTAGCATTATCTGAATTCCTTTCAGTGAGTTTGTACAATGTTTTTACGTCGTTTTGTAAAACAGCGATATCTTGGCCTTGTCCAGCTAACCCGTCAATCTTTTTAAGTATAAGCGTTTGGGTCTCTTTGATAAACGTTATCTGTGTTTCAGAAGTGGTCAATTTCTTAACCACCATTAGAGCAAAACCACCGAAAAGAGTCGCTATCGTTAGGGCTAAACTCCAACCAGCTACAGTTGTAATCATGACGTAGCCACCGATGGCGCCGCATCTCGGTAGACTTCACCGATACCTGATGCAGCGTCCTTAAACACGGATGAGCCATAAATCTTAACCTCACTACCGAGAACAATTCTACCGGATGTTGTTCTGAAATGCGCCTCGCTTGCCGCCGTGGCAGACCGGATTGATTTTCCGGCAGTCCAAAGTATCGAAGCGGCTGGGTCTACTGCGTCAACGCGCCAATTTGATGAGCTAATGGAAGTGCTCGAAAATGCAGCGCCGCCACCAACCGTCGTGTCAATAACCGCAACTGTTGCCGATTGAACTTCGATAATTTCGCCGACACCAGAGCCGGATGTTTGCTCATCAATGAAGTCACCGACATGTTCAGGTTGGAACGTGCCAGCACCCGCCGTGACTAGAACAGCCGCCCCAGATGTAGCGGAAAGAGTTAATGTCTGCGCAACTGTGAAGGACAAAGCCCCACTTAACGAAATAGCTGTCGCGCTATAATTACCGGCTGGGCTGAGAGTATTAATAACACCTTGGTAAGTAATATTAAGTCTAGATCTAAATGTGCGTGTATCGATCTTAAGACCGTCGCGCTCAACAGCTGTAACGTCGCCGCCATAGCAGTTAAAAGTAGCGTTGCCGCCTGATGCAGCTTCACCCGCCGACGCATCCATCAAAACAGCAGAGAATTGGTACACCCCAGAGAAACCATAACAGTTAACAGTTAAGTTTGTCTGGTTTACCTCGTCTCTAGGATCAATGAAGAAGCCATAACGACACCTCGACTGTGTTCCGTCGACATTAAAGAAGTTAAACGTGCCGGGCGCCTCGTCTATAGGACCCCCGAACCACTGAACTAGCGCAATAGGGGCAGTGCCAGCCGCGCCACGAATTCGCAACCCATCCACATTAATATTATACCCTTGCAGTACAGCTCCACCCTCACCGGATGTTGCTATCACTTCAGCATCAATATCGGCAAAGTCAAAACATATATGACCCGTATGAGAATCAATAGCCGCAGCCCTAATACGTTCGCCCCGAATACCTCTAGCATGGCCACCTTGACCACAAACATTATCATAACGGTTGCCCGGCGTGCCTGTTCCGCCGTCGCCTATCGTTACAATATGCCTAACATTATTACCGACAATATGACTTAAAGAAGGGTTGTAGCATCCGCCCACGTTAAACGCGTAACCTGTACCCGTAGCAAAAGAATCTTCGCCTAGACAGTTAAGAACAGTGAGATTGTAACACAACACAAAGGTATAAGAGGAATTATCAAAATTCATCACCGAGCAATTCTGAAGAGCCGGGACAGCTTGGTCGAATCTAACACCAGTCGATCCAGCAACAGGTGTGGCGGCGCTGTTGGATATCTCAACCCCATCCCAATCAACTATCATAGTTTCAGGACAGATGAAGATTCTGGCATTATCAGACATCAAAAGCGACCGTGGAATAGACTCGTTAAGAGTGATTAGCTGGCTTTGTCCAAGGGTAACCCTCGAAAAAAACGTCTTCTTGCCATTCACACCCGCTTGCTGGGAGCCGTGAAAATTAGCCTCAGAATAAACTAGCGCAAGATCACCCGTAGCATATCCCGTACCGTCCGCCGTAACTGTTACGGTTGTATCGCCAATATCGACGTTGGTTGTTAAAAGTAACTCATCGGTAAAGCCCGGACCTGCGAACCATATAAACCTAGTATTGAGCAGCGGATTACAAGCCAGCTTTAAGTCACGCCACTTGTACGTGCCCACTGTCTGTTCAAGGTATCCAGTCAAACTATTAAGCAAGTATGTAGAACCGCCATTGCCTTGCAGGATTAAACTGTTATCCCGCGCATAATCTCTAGCAATGAAGAATGCCGTCTCGTCGTCAGTAATAGCATCGCCCTTAGCACCCGCCATTTCAGGCAACACAATGCCTTGGTCAATAATTCTAAACCATCTACCGTCGCCGCCCTCGTCTGAGGCGATAATAAAACCAGTAATAGCCGTGGCTGATGAGGTAGAATCCCATTCGAAATTACCTTGGCCACCATCAAGCGATGTTGCGAAGGAACCCACATAACGATTTTCTTCGTCCACCAAATTTGATTTTAATATAGCGGTAAGCTGAGCAATGTTGTCCAAGGATGGTCTGCCCGACCCTAAAGGATTAACATGATCAGCCTCATCTATTTGGGCTCCCTCCGCATCCTTCAAGACGAATTTATAAGCACTATCCGCTAAGTATATGGCTCCAAACCGACCATCCGAACCCGTGACCTGATTGCCGATTGTAGCACCACTTGCCGGGTTAGCGTTTGGTGTGGTCCTATCAGCATCTGAAAAGGTACTCGAAGGCTCTGTGGTGCCAGCCTTGTAGCTTTCAAGCTTAGCGCCAATAATTGGGACACCGGACGTGTCCAAAATCTGAACAAACGGGGAGTAAAATATAGCCATCTAAAGCGCTCCTAGTGACTTACGAGAAAACATAGCTATATTCATCTCATGGGTCCATTTAGAAAAATGCCGGACGAACGCGCTGGCACACAATTAGTAAAAAACGTTGTCTTCTGGATTGTAACCTTACCGTTACTATACGGATGGATGTCGTTTGGTGTATGGGTGAAGCAAGTATTCATCTGGGATTAATTCCTAACACGCTCACTTGCGATTGCTGCCGGTGCCAATAATGGCCCTACAATCTGTCTCCCAGCCGCTAACGCGTTAGGCCCACCCTGTTCTTGAGCCAGAACACCTTGCAAGGCACGCTCGATAATGGGGCGCTGTTCAGCTGGAGTTGAGAACAATATACGTTGTATCTCCTCTTGCACGGCTGGACTGGAAGGCGAATCACCACGCCTTAATAGATTTGTAACAGACCTAAGCATAGCAATAGGATTACCGCTACCAGCCAAACCTATATCTGTGGCGGCTTCTGTTACTTCACCAAGCCGTTCAGCAGCACGTTGACGGCCTTGAGTCGGAGAACCTTGACGGACATTGACCGCACGGAAGTTTTCAGCCCGCTGCGCCTCCGACGCCATTCTTTTAGCAAAGCTATTAAAAGCGGTATCATTACCAAACGCTGCCCTGATAACATCTCTTTGCTGATCGGTGTTGAAGAACCTTCTAATTGGGTTAGCTGGGTCTGTACCTAAATCAACAGGCTCGGCACCAGTGCGAACTATGGGAGAAGGCGCTGTTCTCATCTGGTTAACAACCGACCTAGCCACACCTACCCGGAAAGCCGCTAATTCATCAGCAGACATGTTAGAAATAGTTTCAACAACCGCTTCCGGTGCTCTTCTTGCTTTGGCGCTTCTGATTAAACTCTCGCCAAGTTCTAAAGCTTCTTCTTGAGCGGCTGGACCTGCAAATGCTTTTCGCGCTGATGAGTATATACCCGGATATTGGTCGTCAAGAAATGACACATATCGGCTTTTCAATGCCGTTAAATCACCTACAGCTGTCGCGTCTGTTCGGCTTTGCGCAGTGTTTATCAGCTCGTCAATAGTTCTTTTTATTCTGTCTAAAACGTCTGGTGTTAAATTCTTTTCTATATCAATAACAACACCATCACGGCTTAAAGCCGACGACGCAGATTGTTTAGCGGCTCTCGTAAATAAAGGATTATCAAAAAACGATTCCAACTTTAATGTCTGTTCGGAAGGTGCTGCTCTACCAGCTTCACCCCCCGCCCTGCCTGTAACATTTGAAGATCGCGGGATAGGTGGCAGTGATCTAAATTGTGCATAAAGCGGCGCTGCGGCAATTTTAGCTTTCTCAATACTCTGCGATCTGGAAAGAAAATCAGAACCATCAGAACCTATAGCGGCGCGCAAATCCTCAGCAACGCGAGATTCAACATTAGACTGTCTAATCCTAACCTTTGCCAAGCCCTTGATAGCTGCCTCGCTACCTGTTGCCGCGCCACCTTTTGCTAAATCAAGTAGCTGAGGCCCAGCCATTTCGAAAATGAAATCAGACTCAATGCCTAGCTCTTTTGCCCGGTCTAACCGCGCTTGAAACTGTTCAGCTGTAAAACCATCCTGTTCAACTCGCTGCATGATCTTATTCATAGCCCGGCGCTGATCTTTTGTGACGTTACGTCCTGTTCGAATGTTGTTGAAAGCCCTACCAGCACTCCTGCTGATCACACTGCCCGCTCTAGTAATACCTTCAATAACTAAGGGAGAGGCCCCACCCAGAAGCCCGCCAGTGACAGCACCAACACCAGCACTTGGTAAACGCTCCCCGAAATCACCTTCAGATTCGCCAAAACCAACAACACCGCCAGTTGTGGCACCAAGTCCAGAACTACGCGCCGCTAAACTTCCTCGACTTGTAGCTTGGCCTAAGAACCTTGCAGCAGGGGCACCACCAATGACACCACCTCCAGCCGCTTCCAAACCAAAGCTAGTCACAGGAGCCGCTTCACGGCTTTCTTTTAATTGTTGCCGTGTTACATCTCTTTGTTGCTGAGCTGCTTCACCCATAGTTCTACCAGAACCAAAACTTGTAAGATTCCGTAAGGGTTGCGTGGCGCCTACAATACCGGCTTCAATTTCATCAGCAAACCCCAATGTCGCACCTTGCGCGGCAAGCTGACTAGCACGCCCTAATAACGGTCTAGGCTCATCACCAGCAAGGCCAGATAACTGAGCTGACACGCCAAAAATAGCCGTAGGCAACGCAGCCGGGTCTGTAAATCTGGAGATACTTTGTGATAGCTCGCCGCGAACTTCTGCCCGTCTTTTCTTCTCGCGAAGCTCTTCAAGCCTAGCAAATTGTACACGTTCTCCTGCTTCCTCCCTCTCTCTTGGCAAGACAAGTGAAGGGGACGGCTGTCCAGTCGGAACCTGTGGCGCTGGAGCCTCCAAAACAGGACCGCCTATAGGCCCTGATTGAGCTTGTCGCGAACGCAATTCCTCTAGGCGTTGCCTTGGAGTTTGTTGTATTGGCTGATGTGTATTACCTTGATGTGGCACCCTACTGGCCTCCGAACTGACGCTCTAACTGTTCTAGTTCTGCTTGCTCTTCAGTTGTCAAAGAAGGTTCGCCCCCTTGATTTTGTTGGGCTCCCTCAAATGCTTCAAGTGCACCTTGAGAGCTTGAAATCATTAATCTTACAGCTTGGCTACGCAATGATCTTTTATTAGCTATAACGTCTTCACCATCACCAAATACAGGGAAGTATAGCTTTGCCGCCGATTCCCGCTCTTGATCGTTAATAGCCGCGCCTGATTCTTTTCTCAGCGCCGCGCTAACAAAGTTTTCTTTAGCTTGCTCGAACTGTCTTTCAACCTGTCCAGAGATAGCGGCACCAATTAAAGGAATGTTGCCCCGTCTAAGCTCAGAACCTAAAAAACCATCCTCAGCAAGTTCTGAAATAATTTTATCAGCTTCTCGCATGCGTGATGCAAATGTTGCTGCATTTGTCTGGTTTTGGTTGAATATTCTATCATCACCAGACCGGGCTTTTTGAGCTTCCCTAGTTTCAGCTCTAGCTGCTGTTTGAGCGCCTAACCGTCTAGCGCCTGCTGTCGTCCTCTGAGCTTCAGCTGTAATTCTAGCCGTGTCGGCACCTTGCTGTGCAATTCGTCTCTGTGGTGCTGCGTTAGGGTTAACGATTGGCGCTTGGTTACGCTGGACACGTGACTGTTGCTCACCAAGAGTTACAGCCTCGAAACCTGTCGTTAGAGCTTCTTGAACGCCCGCAACCGTGCCCATCTGAGCTTGGATATTTACATCAGTAGGGTCAAATGAGTTAATTTGCTCTTCAGAAAAGCCGCTGCCAATCAAGAAGTCACGAATCTGTGGTGACCTCAAAGCTTGAATTCGTTGCTCGTAAGGCATGTTTTGAAGTTGAATAGATAACCCGCCAAGAGCTTCAGAGCGCTCCAATGCTTGGACACGTTGAGCTTGATCCATACCCGCGATCCGTTGACGAGTTTGGTTAATGATATCCGCATTGCCAGACTGTTGAGCAATATCAACGGCTTGCTGCCTATTGTTTGGTTGCTGGGTAAAAGCTTGACCTTGCGGCTGGGTAGGCGTTTGCCCTTGTGGTTGAGCTGTCAGAGCATTAGAAGAGCGCTGTCCTAAAAGCCCCGCTATATTTGCTTTCGACTCTCTGTCTGATAAATCTCTACGCCTGTCATTCTGTTGTTGCCTGAAATTGGTTGATGACTGGAAAGCATTAATTGCGTTAGCCGCTGGGTTTTGGTGTGGCATCTAATTACCCTCCTAAGTTAAACGCGCCGATAGCGCTTCCAGCACTTGTTGCCAGATTACCAAACATATCAGATTTAGCTTTACCCTGTTGGAACGCGGACTGCTGCTGTGCTAACCCTAAATTTCCTAGAGAGTTACCAACACCTGATGCGAACTGACTGCCCGATTGGGCTTGAGCTTGTGTAGCTGGGCCAGCCGTTGGGAATCCTGCAAGGACGTTAAAGAACTGCGACAAGACATTACCACCGGCACGCTGCTGGGCATCCTCTACAGCTTGCAATCGGGCACCAGAAAAGACTACACCCTGCTTTGCAAGATTAGCGTCTATAGCATCTTTTTCCCTGTTAAAGCCTGTTTGGCCTTGCGCGGCAAAGACAGAATTGTTAATTGCGTTCGCCCCTGCAATACTAGGATCAAACAATGGTCGAGGACCACCTTGCCCCGCTAGAGCATTGCGTGGATCTTGAATAACTTCCGGGGCTGGTAGGTTATTAAATCCCGGTGCTTCGGAAACTGGCGTTGCGACAGGGCTAGGTTGACCTTGCGGTTGTGCCTGAGTTACAGCCTCGAAACCTGTTCTACCTTCAGCGCGTCCATGCCTATCAAAATGGAAGTTGCCAAACTCTCCCGCCGATAACTGGCCATCTCTATTGCTATCGAATCCTTGATCCATCACAAATTGCCTGTCCCTGTTACTAATGTTGTTAAATGCGTTCAAAACGTCATTATTTGCGGGCTGGTTAATAAAGTTTTGCCCGGCTGATATTGCCTGAGGTGAAGCGCTCGATAACAATTGCTGTTGTTGTGTTTGCTGGCCCGCCTGTCCACCCTCTGGCGTTAAACCAAAGAAGCTGCCAAGTAGATTAGCACGCTGTAACTCCAACCGTCTAAATGGTTCAAAATTGGCTTGCTGCTTGTTGAAAATATCACGGTAAAGAGCAATTTGCCGATCAGATATATCTTCAGCTGAGGCTTGCGCATGACGTGCCGCGCTACTTGTTGCCCGACTACCGGCAACCGAACTAACCGCTCCAACGCCAGCTACTGCTAATGTTGCTCCTACAGGCATGACAAAAACTCCATTTTATTACCGTTAACTCTAATCATAGCATCACCTGTAAATACAACAGTCGGATTGCTCGATATTAATTCAATTGGCTCGTAACCGGCTGTTATTGCCCAATGATTATAAGCCCAAACACCCTTACCGACATTACCATTCTTTATTAACCCACAAGCTAACCCAGCATACCTATTGTTACTCTCGTCGTCGTTATGGTGTTCGACTTTAGATCCTAGCACGTTTTTAGCTGACTCTAGTGAATTATGAAAGAACTCGCCCCATTTTACTAGATTTGGTGCATTTCTAGCCCAATCCATAATGTTAACCCGGTAAAATTCCCCGTCTTTATTATCGAACCAGTGTTTAAAGCCAAACGTTTTAGGTGGCTTGGCGTTAGGATTATCGAACGGGGTAAAGGTGTGAAGCTCAACAGCATCCGTATTTAGAAACATATATTCACAAGCCGCTCTTGTAAGTTTATAGCCGCTCCTGCCCCTGTGTTCCGGCAATATAGCGGTGTGGAACATATAACATTGTCGGGCTTTTTGCTCAATAGCGAGAAAGCCATGATCATTTGCTAGGAATAGAAGTTTTCCTATTAAGCAAGATAGGTCGCTAGCGCCGTCTGGAAGCTTCATGAACTCTTTAACACCATCGGCATTCATTATGCTGTTTAGGTGGTCCACATCCACACAAGGGCTCATAACCCCGTCAAATATAGACGGAGGAACTTCAAACTCTAGTGGCGTAATATCATCCAATGTGGCTAGCATTTAATCAGTCCGCTCAGCATAGGAAACGATATAATTAACCTTAGACGCCGTACCCGCTTCCGCCGATAAGATGTCTTTACTATTCAGATTATGCTTTAGATTTATTTGCCGTGTTTCACCGGGGTTTAGCGAGCCGATATTAATAAAGATTGTTGACGCGCTGGCCGACCCACCATCAGGAAAGATGTAGAATTTAATATTCGATTGTGCTGCTGCATCGCCATTGTGGATTGTGATATTCTGAATAATCCACGTTTGGTTAACAGATACATCAAGTATTGTTGTTGCTGTCGCAGCTAGTTGGCCCTTCGCATTCTTTAGAAGTAACGCCATTTTATTTCCCTATATTACAATAGTGGTTGGCCCACCGTTGACTAACTCTGCCTTTATTCGGCCATTCTGGACTTGGTAGTCACTTTTAATCAAAGACGCGGTAAACGTTCCGCCAATTATACAATCGTTCCCGCCATTATATGCGCCTAGTGGCACAAGGTCACAAACCACCTTCACAACACCATCCGATGGCCATAACCCTGTTAAAGCTGGGATATCTATTTCAGTTGTGTTTGAGTGCGTGGGCCCAAAATCTAATGCTGGATCATATCCACCCGGTATACTGTTATTGCTAACAGCGCACCCAAAATTCTGATTATCCGTTATTAGCGTTACAATTGTTGTGCCGCCCGGCGTCTGTATTTCAACGATCTCTTGCCAAGCAAATGTCTCAAACATATTAAGCAGACCGCGCTGGGTGTAACTCCATGAAATTTCTAACCGAGAACCTTGGAGGACAACAAAATCCTCTGATTCGAATGTGATTGTGTCGTAATCAGCTTTAGCTTTGGTAGGTGTTCCACCCGCCGTATACCATTTAGTAGTTACAGGAGTACCAGACGTGGCAGAAGCTCCTAAAGTGCCTGTAACCATATCCGTGCGTGCTGCCTCATCAATGAATGCTAGCGCCCCTCTGGGGGATTGTGCCTCTGCATCACTAGCTGTCGAGACAAGAAGAGCTGTTGCATCTTCTGCCGCTGCCGCTGCCGCACTTGCCGCGTCTAATGCTTCTTGTGTGGCTGCGACTAAAACGGCAATTTGAGCCCTTAAATCGTCAATTTCACCGTTTTTGAATTCCTGATTAACCTCCTGCATGAAGATTTCATCATTCGAATTCATAGCAACAAGGCGTTCAATAACCCGCCAGAAACCAAGGGAAGCAACACCATCTTTATCAACAATAGGGGATGTAGCAGAAGGAAGCGTTGCGCCTAACTGTGGTCTAAGAGTGGTCATAACCTATCCCTATTGATAACCAATCCGGTAACGGTAGCGTTAACCGGGTCGGTCACGGCTATATTTATAGCAACGGCTGGTGGGTATAATTCTCCCAAGCTATCAAACACCGCCCTGTGCCCGAATTCACCTTCAAGCCCGAAAGTCGTCGTTAACTCATTACTAAATGTTCTACCGTTGACCGCCCATCTCAACATCACTTTAGGGTTTTGACCTTGCCCAGTAACCAAGCCAACACCACCCTGCATTTCAACAGTCAGATTATTAATCGTTGGGCGGCTATCCGTCACAGGTATAATCGTGCTCGCAACACGCCTAACTGTCTTCAAATTGTGTGTGTAAACATCCAAATCGAGTCTATAAACCGTCCCGACCGTAACATCACCGGCAAATTTCTCCCCAAAGGCAGCAAAGAAATGTTGCACTAGGTAGCGGCTTTCAGCCAATTCTTTGCGCCTATGCCAAGTTCCATTCGAGATATCATAAAAGTAATCACCCACACTTGGTAGATGTAGGCCAATAAAACTATGCCCGCCCCATCCGTGCGCCGACAATCTAATGCTAGGTCTATTCTCTTCTGTGACTTCTGCGATTAATCTATCAATAGGGTAGGTCGAAATCCTTACAGGCTGGGCGTTTTGAATACGGTAAACAACCTCATTGCCGTCCTGATCCCTCCCAAGGGCGAACAACCCTCCATCCGCTTCAGTCACAGCGCCTTTGGCGAATATACCGATCTTAGCAACAGCACCCTGAATTGGACGGAATGGAATATCTTTAGAACCTGTATATTCCCATAACTCAGTGGTGCGTGTGCCTATCAAATAAACAACATCGCCAACAACACGAATGCCTACAAGCTGATCAGATTCACTCTCTGTCGTTGCGAAATTAGTCGCGGGAACGCTCGCAGGCTGCGCAGTGTCCGAGTACCAAAAACGCCCCGAACCCTCTTCAATAAATAAATGTCTCTGAGCCAGCTCTGCGCAATCAACAATATTACCCGTAGCACCGGGAATGCTAATTGGTGCTAAACCTGTCGTGACAACAAAAGCAACACCACCCGCCGTCATAACCATATCAGATTGGCTTCCGGCGAACCGCGCCTCATCTGTTCCGGTTATTGTTCCAATTTCTACCGTAGCACCCGCGCTTGTCATGGAATAAACGCGTGAACCTGCCGCAATAACAGCTTTACTGTCTAACAACCCGTCAGATTGAATCATGCCCCTGATAGCGCCATTTAGGCCGCTAGCAAAACTAGTCAGCCCCGGTGTAGGGAGTAACCTATATGGGCGGTCGTTACGGTCCCCCGCCTCTTCTGCGAACCAATTTTCCAAAAGGACAGACGGGAAGCCGTAAGCGTTGCCATTATAAGTATTAGCACCAAGTGGAATATATTTACCGGCCATTAATCCACTGGCCCCGTGATATCTAGAGGAATATGAGATGGTGTTCTGTATAACGCATAGTCTAGATTAACTGTAAGGTCGGGAAGGTATCTAGCGCGTAATCGACTTAAACCAACCGAGGCAGCATTCACTAAAAGAGGCGTGACCTCTGAGCCCGTATTCTCAGCAAGGCGAAGAGCTAAAATAGCCTCTAACCCGTCATCGTGCTCAACCGGGTAAGGTATCTCGTTGCCACCCAACAAAGGCTGAGTGATGTCTTTCCAGTCTCCTAGGTCAGCCCTAAAGAAATATTCTTTAGATTGACCATTGGTGCTTAAAACAACATTAGAGGCAGCGCCTGCGATCAACCAACCATTCCTATCAACGGTTAGATTGTTAGTGGAGAAATTCGTACCTACGTCTAGGATTTTTACTCTATAACCATCATGAGGTTTTTTAGGCATAGTTAAGGTAACCGCGCCTGTAGCGATCACATGAATGATAGAAGGGTTTAATACCGCAAATGACGAATCAATACGACGTGTCGTGAGGATATCACCAACACCGCGCGAGGGTAGCCCATCAAGAATAGAGTTTAATACCCTTATTCCCCTAGCGGCTTTTTCATCCGGTATAGGATTGCCTGATGGTTTATTGCCAATCCTCGCATAAGCTTCCGTCATGATGGTTGTTAATGAGGTCATTTTTTAGCCTTATTACTCGCCCGCTTTACTGGAGAGAACGCAAACCCTTGTGGTGGCTTACACCCAACCGGCAGCAACCTAATTTCAGGTTCACTCTTGTCTTTGGGGTATACCCATGTAGGCACTTTATCTTGATTTGGCATATTATACTCCATTTATAAAAGTGGGGAAGGACGCTAGCCCCTCCCCTCAGTTATTAAGCTGTACCGGATAGGCGGGTAGCCAAATCAGGGAACAAAGTCTTCTTACCGTACAAGATATCCAAGCGGATAACATCTTCATCCGAATTGATATCGTACGCTTTAATCACACGAATGGACAGGCCATTCTTGCTTTCACGCGCTTTAAATGTGGCACCGTCTGGCATTGCAAGCGGGATAGTGACCAATGCAAAAGCATTACGATGGAACACAAGATTTTGCTTATACTTAGCCGCACCAGTACCGAGAACGGTAATAACCGCGTTGTCGGCAGGAGCCGCACTCACAGTCTGGTATGGGCCAGAAGTAATGATAGCAGGGCTAATATTAAGCGTTGCTGGCCCCGTTGAAGAACCAGATGCCGCATCAGCATTCACAACGAACTGCTGTAGGAAATCGGTGTCATCTTTACTCACTGGGTTAATAGCGAATACCCCAGCAATAGTGAACACGTCACCAGCGAGTAAAATGCCCGCCGTGTCATTGGTCCAACCATCAGTAATTAATGACTGAGCGTTCAAATCACCAGATGTAGAATACGTGGTGTTTTGTGTAGCGCCATTAACAACGGGCGTACCTGTGGCAACACCAACTGTATGTGTGCGTATGTTTTGGTCTTGGAAGGTTTGAATCCCGCCAATCATACCGAGAGAGCCCTTGCGATAAGCGCCCTTTGCAGCATCTTGGATGAATAGACCAGTCTGATTACCGAGCAAACCCCAATTATCCTTAGGAGACATAACTGCCCGACGCATGTCAGTCGGTACAGCCATCTCGTCAAGACGTTCAGGAGCCTTAGAGAAATCAGTGTAAGAATTAATAGTCTGGCCCGGCGTACCAACCCAATTCCATACATCATCATACAAAGTACATAGATCAAGATCGACGATATTTGCAAGAGCAATAGCAGCTGGTTTGATGTACCGCTCTGAATAGTCCTCAATAGTCAGCGTGAGGTCTTCAGTTGAGAAACCCCAAGAGACGTGCTTGCGCGAGTCAACAGTGATAGAAGTGTTCTTCTCTTCAACATCTTGGTCGACGCGAGTTGAACCATCTGAGGCAACAAACTTAACAGGGCGACGGATATTGACAGAATCGCCGACTTTGACGAATTCCTTCTTATATGTTCGATGGACATTGTTACCCATCACAAGGTTATTTTCCAACTGCATCAATGCTTCTTTTGCAATGATTGTTGGAGTGATTAGCGTATTAGCCATTTTACTTACTCCATTGTCGTTCTCACGACGTTAACATTTACTACTGGCCGTTATTACGCCACTTACGATACTCATCATTTGTCATTTCTTCCGGGTTTTTATCCACGGAACCAGAGGACCCTTTCAGAGTTTTAATAGGTGGCTTGGCCTTAGTGGTTCTATTCTTTTTAGAGCTTAAATTAGCCGACATCTTCCCGATTTCAATCACCTGCGCGATATCCGTCAAAGAACTAATACGAGCTGCCTCATCTAGATTCTTACCAAGGAAATAAAGGACATCAGACGTGTTCTCTGCTTCAAGAGACGCAGAAAGCATATTGCCCGAAAGCTGTAGACTTTCGTTTCGAACAATCTTGTTAAAATCCTTATAACTCCCGTTACCTTCATCAAATGTATCGCTGATAGCTGTCTGCCGTTCAGCCTGTACCTGTGCTTGTGCAGCTTGAACAGAGCCACTTGCGCGCGCCGCGTCTGCCTGCAACATCGTACGTTGGGTAGCGTGCGCAGCTCTTTCAGCTACATAGTCATCAGGGTTTTCAAAATCGTTGTAGTTAGGGATTTTTAAACCCCCTATTTCTTGATTAAGGCGTGTAATCTCCTGTTGAGCATCTTGTAATTTGCCTTCAGTTTTTAGCTCTCGCTCACGCCTCATCCGGCGTTTACGTTGGTTTTTAGTCTCTTTAGGTGCTTCAGGCTCATCAACTTGAATATCTTCGTCTACGTCTTCAGCTTCTGCCGAAACCTCTGCTGTAGCTTCCGTTTCTTCAGGCGTTTCTGCTTCCTGTTCTACCTGTTCACTCTCGTCTTGAGACGCGGCAATAATAGCCTCATCAGGGAGGGGAGCACTTGCTGTTTCCATGGCTTCAATGTCAGACATTATTAAATCCTTGCGGGATAACACCGTTCCCCGGTGCGGGGGCTATGGACTGTTGATTCAACACATCGACCAGCTGTTGTGCGATGTGCGACCTCACCATTTGCTCAAACTGGCCTGTCTGCATGGCCATATCTAATACTTTCTGGGCTGTATCGGCTTGTTTGTTAGCCGTGTCAGCTGAATTTTCTTGTGCCTCGCTTTGAAGTTTCTCTACTTTTGCCTGCATTTCGGCCATTTGGAGAGCGATACCGGCTTGTTGTAGTTGTTGCTGTTGTTGAGCCGCTTCAGCTTGCGCTTGTTTAGCTTGTAGCTCCTCAGGGCTGGAATCTTCGTCATCACCTTCCACAAGTCCTTCGGGTAACATCTTACGAAGACGCTCAGCAATCTCCTCAGCACCGGGCCAGTCCATATTCATAGCGACAAGGTCAGCAATAAACGGCGAGGCTTGTGGGAATGCGGCACCAAACTGCATAAGTGTTTCGGCAGACTCTTGACGCTTGGTTCCGAAGCTTGGTCCCGTCTGGACATCAACATCATACTTACCGACACTTAGATCATTAATAAGCTCTGGCCCATCCATATCCATATTCGGCGTGTTAATATCTGTGAACTCTTCGGAGCCATCTTCATGTAAAATGCGGATAGTACGCTGAGTATCATAAATGATAGGAATAAGGTCTACCAAGATACGCCCCGCGTGCTGCACGGCGGAACTTAAATTATCCGAGATAAAGTTATTACTGATGTCGCTTTCGACTTTACGTTCACGAATAGCAATGCCTGATGTCTCATTTGATCTTGCCCCCAATGAAGCGTCATGAATACCTGTGGTCGCCTTAATATCATCAGACGCAAATTGCATAGCCGAAATCATACCAGAGCTAGGCATAGGAGGAGTTTGTCTTTGAGGAGCACCCGGCGCTCTTGGATCAGCATTATATACAAGAAGAGCCTTATTGTCCGAGTTGGCATTTTTCCAATCGTCCGCAAACCCGGCGATCTGGTCCACTGTAGCTATATATGGCTGCTTAGGCGCAAGCGCTACAAACTCAGTGTTGGCCGTATTCCAGTAGTTATACATGCGCTGAGCATCTTTAGCATGACGAATTACGCCAACCCTTGTGACCTTGTCGTCTGATACAATCTCTTCGCCAGCAACAGCAATAATAGGGATATCTGGTGTTGCCCACTCTTCAGGCCCGTCAAGAATTTCTAACCCTGAAACAGTCCACATCTGAACCTTATGGGATTCACGCTCCCTTTGCTCTTTAATAAATGGCTCTACCTCTTCACGCTCTTCTTCACTCAAATCTTCAAGCGTAACCATCTCACCATTAGCTAGTCTGGCAATAGTTTTGGTAACCGGCGTCTTTTCCCAATATTCAGCAACTCTAACAGTCTTCTCGTCAAACCATTGGTCAACAGTGTCTTCATTCTCAAACTTATCCCAGTCGACGATCTGAGCTTTAGGCCAGCGTGATTTAAACTCTTCGCGCCCCATTCGTTCGTTTACAAAACAGAACCGGGCATCTGCCCTTGTGCTTAGTCTAGCGAGAGGGTCCCAGACAACAGCAAATGGATTATGAATAGGGCGAATGATAGCGTCTTGGTCAAACGTGTTGCTGTGAACGTAATCTGTCTCAATACGAAAATTACCAATACCACATGATGCTGCCTGAATGCCTGCTGTGATATATGGCTTGCCGGGCTTTGACCTCATCTCGATATTACGGATGATTCCCGAATACGTATCTGCAATGTCTTTGTCAGCACCGCCATCAACAGGTTTAACTTTAATGGACGGTCTATTACTTCTCAGATCACCTGTAACTTGGCGTACAGAAGCCGACAACTTATTGAAGGTAAGATAAGGGCGCTTCTCTTGGTCACGCTTTTGACGTTCAAGCTCTGGCCATTGATCACCCGCTAGGTTCTTTAGGTCATCTCTAGCGGCTTCCCGGTTCTCTCGGTCGCTCTCCCAAGCGGTTTCTGCCCGCTCTCGCACCTTCTGCATGAAGCCAGAACCGTCATTATCTCTATTAGTATCGGTATTTTCGTCCTGATGTGGCATTTACTCGCCTTAATCAACTTAAAGTAGGTACAAACCCCGTATATTGAGGCATCTTAATTCGTCTTACACGTTTAGGTGTTAGCCACCCATCCAGCCAGAACCGCCTCTTGACCGCTCATTCCCATAAAAACTACCATTATACTGCTTTTTAGGCAATTCAAAGCTAATACACATTAGCCCAAAACTATCAGCACCGTGAGAAGCCCAGTTATGGTTAGGTCCTAGCCCTATATTCCGTGCTTCGTCCCTCTTCTCGTGGTAAGCCGACAATGCAGCCATTCCACCCTTAGTAGTTTCTTCATTGATCCAGATGTTGGGAAATAACCGCCTAACAGCCTCCACACGCAGCATAGCGGCACCTGTACCTTGGTTCTTAACCACTTCAACGTCAAAACCTGCCGTCTTCAATGCACTCTCAAAACTCACACTATATACCTTATCACCCTGCACACCATCATGAGGGAGAATGCACAAAACATCACCGTACCCGTTCTTTCTCAACCATTGAACATGAGTAGCGAGAGGTTGACCTTGTGCCTCATAGTAGTCTAACACCTTGATTTGACTACCTATAAACTGAGCTATCCAAATGGTGCATGCGTCTGCTTTGTTGCCAGTTCCGCCAATATCCCAAAATGCTCTCAAGGTCATAAGAGGATCGGCAGCAACCACACCTATTCTACGCTCTTGTCTGGCCTTAGTTATATGCTTGGAGAAGTATGCGCCCTCATAGCTCGTCTTGAACGCTCCACCCCATACATGATCGTAATCATCAGGACGCTTCTCAAGGTCTTCTAAGCGTTCTTTTTCAAGTACTTCGGGAAAGAATGGGTTGTCTTGGAAGTTTAGCTCGATAATCTTTGAATCTTTAGGTGGGTTGAGCACAAACCGCTTGTGTGTAGCGCTGCTCTCTATCTCTGGATTCCATGTGACCCAAATCTCTGAATCATGCTCACGTACCGTAGGGGTGATGATACGCCATGACGATTCTAACACGCCTTCAGCCTCATCAATCCATAATAACAGGATTTTAGCTTTAGATTTCAAGCTAGCAAGGTTTCTAACAAGCCCCACAAACTTATACGATACCTTACCGCATTTGGTGCGAATATACTTCTCACCGATATCAAATAGATCATCAAGCCACTGCTCGGACCTGATAGCCGCCTTAACTTCCGCCATAGAGCTTTCATCAAGCGAATTCATGTACTCACGGCCACATACAACAATACCTGATCTACCAGCAGCAGCTGCCCTCACAGCGAACACGGCGGTCATCTTGGCAAAAGACATTGTTTTGGCCGACCCTCGACCACCTCTAGCCCCACGGTATCTAGCCTCACCTGTAAACACTGGTATTAGCTTGGGGGGAAGCTCGACCTTAACCTTCATCGTCACTCTTAGGGGCTACAAGCTCTATCTGAGTTACCTGTATAGGGTTATCTGCTTGGCCACCATGATTAACAGCGACTTTATCACCATACCTTGTCCCATGGAACTTAGAGGCTACCCACTTGCGAGCGTCGATACGAAGCTTAAGTCTTATCGGGTCATCAGTAGTATTGTCTGCAATATCAATGATTTCATCAGCAAAGCCCTCTCCTTGAGCCTCTCTTGCGCGAGCGTATTGTTCTTGGAAAAGCTTATGTGCATCTAACCATCTGAAAACAGTGGAGATATTAGGGTATCCGTCCTCGGCGCATATCTTTCTAAGGCTTACGCCTTCAGTTATACGTACACAGATACGGCTTGTTATCTCTTCGTTGTAGTCGCTAGGGCGTCCCATAGGTATTATAATCTCTCTTCGTCTTCAATGATTGTTTGTATTGTTTTCACGCTATCCAATGCTTCAAACAATGGAGCATCCACCAGCGTTAAATTCACCTCAGGACTTAAGTCTAAATACTCTCCCCTGTTTATTGATTCTTCTATGCCTAGCATAGCTGCTTCGATTGCATCTTGTTCAACTGTCATGAGTATCACTCCTAACCATGTAACGACACTACACCTCATGTGAATTAATATCAATTATCCATTTGACATATGACATAGTCATACATATAGTGGACCCATCAAAGGAGAGAATTGATATGACTGAAACACTACAGGAAATCCACGAAGCAATTGAAACTATGAAGGCTACAGGCACCGGTGACGGCTATAGTAAGAATGGCAACGGTTATATATACACCAAATTATCAGACGGAATACCCTTAGCAGAAGTTCATTTTCATCCATTCGGGGTATGCGGCACCCCCGACCTTAGAATTACAGCCACAGCCCCAACATTTAAAGAAGCGTGTGAAGATTGCACTCGTCAATGGTTAGCTCATAAAACCACCCACGAACTAGACCGCGTCAAGGATATGGCTTTAAAGATTATTGAACTTACATTCCGTAATAATGAATGCTGCGAGAGTGCTTTGCGTGGTGAAGGATTTACCCACGACGAAGTAAAAAAACTTGGTTCGAGAGCGTCTACCATGGCCGGTGATATGGCTGATGGTGCACCTTTTATTATTCTAACATCTAACTCAAACCAATAAGGTGGAGAGGGTTTAACCGCCCTCCCTTTCCTTACATCATTTATTGCGGTGAGGTTGGTGCCTCATCTTTAACGATGAATATATCATAATCAGCCACCACAGCCGTAGTCGCTCCATTACCTTTAGCATCCAGCCAAATATCTGTTAGGGCTGGCACAATGATTGGCACATCATACCTGAGTTAATATCAAATGTGTAGTTTAGCTTGGGCGTCTACTAAGTTTTAATCTACTACCAACAGAAGCCGTAATGTTATCTGTGCCGGTGTTATTCTCCAACCAGACTTCAACTCGATCACTTATATCCATGACCACTTCAGCGAAAATTGTGATGTTTTGAGTGCCCGGCGGTCTTGAGCCTACCGTATCGGTAAATGTAGCTATATACGTTTCTAAATCTACGTAAGCAGACGCGCTATCATCCCAATGCCTTAACACAACAGAAATATCATCCGCATCCGTACCTACCAATGTCACAGAGCCAGCAACATCCATTGTGATGGTTTCCGCTGTTTGGCTCTCAATCGCGTTACTGGCACTCTGTGTGAAATGCTCCAGTAAAGAATATGTTGTTGTACCGGCCATTTTTACAGGCGTGTTGATTGTACTGATTACTGTTGCTGATGACGTTGATACGGTCCAGACGCCGCCGATATGGGTGTTAGGAATACCCGTACAATTCCTAAACAATGCTTTGCGGTTAGATGCCGATATACCTGTAATAGCGCCCGATGCGGACGGGTTTGTCCTGAAATTCGCTAAGAAAAATGCATTGTCATTAACAAAATCTGCTTCTGCGAAATCAAACACAACCGACGCGTTGTCGATACTGAGCGCGTTCATATCTGATCTTAATGAGCCAGCGATGGAAAGACTAGCGCCACCCTGAAAGAGGGTTACACCCGATTGCTGGCCCAGCGTGATGGTTGTCAGAACAGTCATACCGCCCGCCATAGTGCCGTCAATGGTCAAGCCTTTAACCACACCTGTCGCGCCGAAATAGACAAACCCGACCCCTGTCATGAGTATCTGGCGATAACTATCCACTAAGCCTAAATCGACACATTGAGTGAAATTAACTTTGTCCATTTCAAGGGCATTATTGTTCTCAGCGTTATCAAGATCAAAGACTTGTGAGCTTGTGCCCGTTACTTTTATATCTAGGCTGGACAACAGGAACGGACCACTGAAAACACCATCATCAATAAACATTGTGTAATTGTTCTCAGTGCTGAATAGGCCGGTTACATTAGCCCCCTCACCACTAATTGTAGCACCAGCTTGAGGTATCGTTATTTGTGTTGTGCCCATATCAATAAAAGCATCAACAACATACCGTTTAGCGCTGTCAAGCGTGGCTGGGAAATCCGAAGCACTCCTGATGAGAATCTCAATATCCGGCGTTTGTATCCGTTTAGTAAACCTAGCCATTAGGAGGTGCGCTCCGTGATCCTAAAAGTTGTACCTGTCGCGTTGAAAGATATAGAGCTTAACGTTGAACCGTACCCCTCTTCCATAAACCCTTCATTCGGTGCAAACGTAACGCCGTCAATAGTGCCGTTAGACGCACCTATGTTTAATATCTCATACCCTAGCGCGCCCGACGTCGTGGAGCCTGTTGTGGTGCTAGTGGTGATATCAGTGCTGTTGATTGAGCCGGTGCCGGGGCTCGTTGGGAGCGGGTTAGAATCGCTAACAAGAACACGTGCACCCGTAGAATCCACCGTATAAATTACTACATCCGTCATTTGGTACCCCTTGGATTATGGTAGGGCGGTGCCACAAAGCATTAACACCGCCCTACTTTGTCGACTGGGGAGAGAGAGATCAAAACCAGCCGAGGCCGCGCAGTTTCGCCAATCACAACGATACAGGGGCACACATATTATATATTTGAGTTATATTATTTGGTCAATGAGATATCCAGACGTGCCTTGAGTTTATCAGCATGATCTAGCTTTGATAGCTCTTCAGCCTCTAAGAGCGTCCAAGGTTGTTCTGTTGAGCCGATTTTGAATGGCAAATTTAAACCATCCCACTCATCAGATTCAAAACCGGTACCCTCACAAGACAAGCACAAAGCATGCGCTTCGGAAGCGGTTACACCTCCCAAAGTTATAACTCTACCAACAGTAAACAAAAACTGACACAACTTTCGTTGCCGTGGCGTCATTCTCGACCACTCGTCAATATAATCGACATCCGTCATTATGTTACCTGTTGCGGGCTTAACTGCGTCATTACCTAATTGCTCTATTGAATCTGTCATGCTGTTTTCCTCTCAAACATTTCTTTCGTCCAAATACTATAACCTAAACGCTTAATTGTCTCACCGAAAGATTGATCGAAATCACCCATTTCACGATCAACAGCGCAAATCTTTTTACCGCCAACAAAAGAGCAAATTAATCTGCCGCAGCTCCAATATTTAATATCCCTCTCACTAGCACCATCCTTTCGGCACTCTTTCAAGAAAGCATGTGTTTCAGTGCATTTATCAAGCTTAACAACATCAACTGCTAAAGCTAAACCCGGCTCGTCAAAGCTTTCCCAGCGCTTCCGGTTTATATATCGCTCTACATGGAGGCAGGAGCGGTCCTTGAGGTCCCTTAACTCTTTTGCGTAAGGTATTAGGCCTTGCATAGCTGCGAGCTTCTCAGGAGTGTCTAATTCCTCCCAGTAATTAAAGGCCGCTGACTTTGTACCTTTAGGACCGGGCGGATAACTCTTCCAAAACACCTCAAAGCTCTCAGAGTATTCCTTGCGGACTACCTTGGTTGCTTTCGTCTTGGTTGCTGGCTCCATGTTATAAATGCAATCAACAATCTGATGATCAGGGATTTGAGCGGTTCTCATGCTATCGATGAGGGTTATGTATTTAGACATCTAATCATCCTCTTGCGGCAATAAAGCTTGGCGGGCCACTTGTCTTGCTTCACCCAGCATATAATTCGCATAATCCGCTTCGGGCATATCAGCGGTTGCTAGAGAGGGGTTTCCAGTGTGAATATACGTGATGCATTCCAGTTCCTCGCGCAGTCTATCCACCTCATCAAGTAGGTATTGAATGTCAGAGGGTGAATTGGTTATGAAGGTGGCGTTGTCCTTGCTTATTTCCACATAAGTCTCGTCGATCCGTCCGCCGTGTGATATTATAACCTCGGGAAACTCTATACCGGAGTATACACCCCCCTCCATCCGATGCGTTTTAACGGTGCGTATCGTTACACCCTCACTATAATCTACAGTATCAGTCGCCCAAGGTCCCGGGGTTGCTTTTGCTAGGCGGTCTTTTATTTCGTCTAACTTACTCATCCGAGCACCCTCCAAATTAAGTACAATCCTCCACCTAAAAATGCCACCAGAAGTGCGACGGCGAAATAAAACCCGAATATTGCATTTTTCATAGCCAGATCAGCGCGGGCTGCCTGATAGGAATCAATCTTCTTTTGCTGTTTTGTCGCCCTTAACTCTTCTTGCTGCCTCAATGCTCTTCCTAATACCTTACTCATCGTCTAATCCCTCTCCGTGGTCACAGTCTATTTCAATCTTAACGCAGGCCAGAACTTTATCTTGATGCGCTTGGTGATATGTTTCCGCATTTCTAAACGAATCGTGCAGGCTTAAATCGCAATCTCTTACATTAATCCAGACAGTGCGCTTAATACGGGGTTTTACTTCTATGAGGTCATTGCCGCTACCGTGTATTGATGTTGAGTATTGGCCGTCGTGATACCATTCCTCAGAAGTCCATCCAGCTTCAATGCGGACAGCTCCATGTATTGCGTATCCGGGGCATCCGTCAGTGGCGTAAATTCTAACTTCTCTACCGTCTCGGGTTTTATATGTCTTATCTTTTGAGATGGTCATGACTGTTTCCCCATAGCTGCTGATAGGAAAATTCGCCCTATATTTGGTTCGCCTTTTTCTATTCGCGCTCTTATGTCTTCTAGAAGAAGGTTTATTGCTTTGATATTAAGCGCTGTTTCGACGATATAATCTTCAGCGTCTTCATATCTGAATGCGACATCTGCTTTGATCGCGGCAAGACGGCCTCTGTTAATTGCCTCGTCACTCAGTATATGAATCCGTACAGCGTCGGCTATGTCCTTAACATCCATCACATGATGTTTATCTTGAGCCTCAAGGGCGTCATTGATCACTTCAGCTAATGCATCAGTATTGTCTTTATCTTTGTTCATTACTCTCTCCTATAATATAGTTCCCTCTAGCGAGGTGCGTATCCTTCGTTTCACTTCGGGCCGCTAAGTATTCATCTCTTGCCATACAGGCACAACATTAGCAAAAAACATGTCGTGAGGGTCGCGACACCCTTCTATACTTGTAATTCGGAACCAGACTGTACTAGTTTTCATTGCAGCTTCAATAAACCAGCCTACTTCTGGCATTTGATCAAATGGTTTGAATCCGTGGACATTATAAACATTGCTCTCCATGTCGCATTTATCCCAGTATATTGCATTTCCCCAATATCCGCCCATTACATCATCCGCCTCTGGCGGCTCTGTTAGCGCCTCTACTGGTGGCTTGAAATTTAAAATCGTTAGAACGCAGTCTGCAATTCTTTTAATTACACTCATAATCTCTCTCCTTTATGCCTCTAACGAGGTGCGTGTCCTACGGGCCGCTAAGTTCGGTGCTCCGTCACATACTTTTTGGCCTCATCTTTGGTCAGCTCTTCGCCGCTCCAATCGTTGTGAATAGGCCCATCAACGCGGTCGATCATCTGGCAAAAGTACTACCTTTTGATCGGCTGTATCTTGTTGGGTCATTGCGCTGGTTGACGCGCCAAGGCTAAAATACGCTTTCATTAAACCGAGCGTGGTACCGTCTTTGATATCCCAACCCTCCAGCGTACCCCACTTTAAAATCAAATACTCTCCCGTGTTATTCATCTCATTCTCCTTTATGTTTTTGCGATATTTCATTCCAAAGGATGTTTACAGCCTCTACCGTAAGCTGAAATTTTTCAGCTTGGTCTAATCGTGCAATTTGCTCGTCGGTAGTTTTTTGACTGTAAGCACTCCTATTTAAAACTCTAACTCGTCTCTCATAAATAGCTCGGCGTTTAGCGAATATGCGGGCTAGTTGGTACAATGTCATTGCTCTCTCTGTGTTTAATTTCGCTCTTCATTGCTTTGGTTGCGTGGCTATAAGCCGCCATCTTATCCGAAGCTCGGTCAAGTGCGTCGTTAATTTCGATACCTAAAAGCGCATTACCGTCCATATAGCTGCAAACGTCAGCAACCTTGCCACCCATCCGGGTAAGCTTTCGGTCGATCATGCTTACCGTGTTGGCTAGGTGTGAATCCTTCATGTCACGGACTTTGATAGTGTCGCCGTCCTTCATTTTCCAGACAACATCTCTAAATCTTAAATCATCTTTCATCACTCTCTCCTTTGTTTCTAAAATAGCGACACCACTGCGCTTATTAAGCCGCTTACCGAGATAACAAGCCCCACAACAATTATCGCAACCAATGCTATTACCATTAGTAGTGCTGGGATGTCTGTTAATATGTAATGGATTTTAATTTCTTTAAACTTATTCATTTTCTTTTCCTTAATCTATAATTGTAACGACAGTGTTACCTTCAAGAACTAATTTATAACCATGGCATTTAACGCGTGTTGCGCCTAACTGCATGGCCGCTTTAACTGTGCCTGTCATAAGCTCGTCACGCTGTTTTTCGAAGTCGAAGCCGTAATGCCTCTCTAAAAACCTAATCACCGCGTGGTCGCTTACTCTTGGCTTCTTGCGGGCATCAATTAGTAGCTGCCTAGCTTCCTTTAATTGAATAGCGATCTTGCTAATCTTTTGCTGTGTGGGAAGCATAAGAGCGTTTAAATGTTTAAGCTCTTTTTCTAACGTCTCCACAGTAGCTTCGCACTTAGCCTCTTTACTCATCTCATTCTCCTTTAATACCTAGTTATCGTTCTTCCACAGCGTCACCGCCATTTAAGGCCCTTAGGTAATTCAGCGTGCCAAGTCTCTTCTATTATCTCAATGTCAAGGCGCTCCGTGCATTTGTAAGCCTTCCAGCCACAAGGAAACTCGTAGCATTCCCATACACCATAAGTTCGCGCCCATTTGTCACCTTCATTAGGCCATAGGCTCACTTTTTCCCAAGTTTGTATCTTTGTGTGAAGCATCTTACCAAAACCCCAAACCCATTTAGGGCCTGCCGGTAGAGTACCATTCCCGTACCTCCAAGGTATAATATGTAAACTCCACTCTAGCGGTTGCTTTTTAACCATCTTACTCTCCTGTAATTGTTGGGGGCTCGTCTTCGATTGCGCCGTTCTTAAATGACACATTACAGTTCATGATTGTCGTGCTTTCAGGAGCGCACACCTGCGTTAAACCTACCAAGGCAGTAAGTGCCTTCTCACGCAGACAAACATCTACATTCGCGGTGATAATCTCTATAATCCCCTTTCGTGCCTCAGCCATTACCTCTGCGGTCATTGCTTCAGATGTTACACAAATTGCTGTTTGCTTTGGTTCGTTGTCCGTTTTCATAGTCGTTGTCCTTTAATTGTTGTTGTGCCTCTAGCGAGGGGCGTGTCCAGTAGGTCCGCTAATGCGTGGATGGAAGCGTCACACGGTAAAAATACTCGCCGTTGCCCTTATCCTCGAACTCATAAGATGAGCGAAAATGCTTATCCATAGATGCGCGTTCTTCATTTTTCCACTGCTCGCGTGTTAATGAGCATTTATATGCATGCTCCAGCATCACGGCTTTAACGTGGTCAGCGCCCTTGTCGCTGTTAGCGGTATATTCATAATGACAATCGCCATATCGGCGCTTCTGCCCTGCGTGTGTGCAACTGAATTTTACACCATCAACATTCACTATAACTGCATCTTCCATTTCAATCTCCTTTTGTACCTAGTTACCGTTCTTCGTTTCTTACGCGCATACGAAAGCTTCCGGGTCACCTCCCCTCCCACAGCCGGTGCCGTTAAGAGGATCATTAGGTCAACTATCAAGAGTACGTATACCAGACATATGTTTTATCGTGCATCACCACGCCTCCCCCTTCTATTATAAAGCCGAAGAAGCCAATTAGGGGTTCGTTCTGTCTGCTTTGCCTCAGAGCGTTGAAACTCAGTCGGCGGATCGGAAGCTTGCATCCCTGCGTAAAAGTTCTCCCGTACTCAATCAGCTTCTTGGGGAGAAAGCTGCAAAACTCGTGGGAAAACATTTAACTTGGCTTGGTGAGTAGTATGGGTTACGTTTGCCCCACCAAGGGCGATACGGCGTTTCCAAATACCATATCAGTCGTCTTTGAGCCTCGGGATGTTTAACGCATCGCCGGGGCTTTATTATGTACGCACGTTCAGTCTTCGATAGCAACCCGCCATACGCGAAAGCCACCGGGTACGCACCTCGACATGAAATTCCACCCAAGACGATTCGAGGCGTATGTGTAAGCCGCGTTAGCGCCCTTACAGAGCCGTAGTATATGCTCTTTGTCGGTCCTCTCGAAGAATATTGAATCACCAATCTCCATCTCAACGAATGGGTATTTTGCTGTAAATGTGCCTTTGCGCTTATGGGTTCCCGTAGTGAAGTCTGGAATGGGAATGTTTTTATCTATCGTATATTGGCTCATTTCTCTCTCCCTGTGAAGTCTTCATGTGGACATATTAAGCACACTCAATCGTCTTTGGCAAGCTCTTTTAGTCTAGAAATAATTACACCTTCACGACGCCTTACGTATTCAAGCTCTGCAAGTAACACATGCTGTTCAGCCTCTTCAGCCGTCTCGTGGTAATCGATCCATTTATTCATGAACTTTGACCGCCAATTCTTCTTCTTGCTGTTCTCGTAGTATGTCACGCCACGAATGCCGCTTTTGCTTTTAACTGGCTTACCTGTTGCGGCTGTAAGGCTTACACCGTGCGGGTTACTCATGATTCTCTCCTTTGTTTTTTGGTAGAATGTGGGTCCCATGATCAATCCATCCTTTATCGATAAGCCTCATAACTTCACCCTGAGGTACAAGAATACAATCACGTTGGTTGCAATCATTCTCTCTAGGTAAAACCAATCTAACAATGCCGCCTGTCCTGATCAACGTTGCTTTAGGGCGACAGGCCTCCACCCAGTATTCAACCTCCCCACATACTGCGGGGCAATCTAAAATCGAAATGTCTGCTGTAAGGCTTACACTGGGGATGTTACTCATTAGGTTCTCCTTTATTGCTAAACCTATTCTCTAAAAATGACCCTATGAAACCGATAAGCCCTATCGTTAACAGTACTCCTATGATGGGTACTATCATGAATAACCCAATGATTTCAAATCTATGCCATTCAAAGCCACCGTAAATAGTCCACACCACAAAATGATAAAACAACACCGGCAACTCTAGAACCAAATACACGCTGAAAGGAACTAACGAAAACCATACCGACATACTCATCTTGAACCATATTGAATAATCAGGCATCGCTCTCTCCTCTAGCTTTCAACATGGCGTCGGCTTGTTGGTAGGCCCATTTTGCCCGGTCGTGTTGATGGTGACTGTGCTCTTCAAGCTCTCCCGTCCCTATAGCTTGCCCAGCGAAATAATCCCTGAGAGATTTGTCTGATGCTAAACCGCCGCTCTTCACAAGAGCCCGCTCGTCACACTCTACCATAAAACGCTGAGCCGTTTTGTTTTGGGATAGCTCGTTGTCGCGCTGTCTTTTGGCCTTGTACCCATCACAAGATTCCCACTCTAATACAGTACAGGTTTTTTTCCCAAATTCGCCGCATATTGCGCAACCAAAAGGCCAGCCGATTGATTTACTCATCACTCTCTCCTTTAATAATTTCTATTATTGAATTTCGCCCTGTAACGTATCCCCGAATGATAACAACTCACTCAGTAGGTCCACAACCTCGTCATCGTCCAATGTCTCTTTCCATGACCCGATAAGGCTTAATATCTCTGGACCGGCTCCATGTAGCTCTAGGGCTTTGTAAACTAGGCCGTTGTATTTAACTTCCGCTGGTGTTGGACTGCTCATTGTTTGATTCTTTCATGTTGACTTTACGGTTCTCATAAGGCATTTTACCTATTCGAAGTGAGTAGCAACCTGGTCCCGACATCTAAGATTCAGGAAGTAAAAATTCTAAGCCAGCATTGGTTGCGCCCTTTGCTGGCTTTATAATGCCAGCTACTCATCACTCTCTCCTTTAATAATGTCGTTGCATATGGACACTAAATGCCCTCTGAACTCTGTCATCTTATTGATAGCGGCTATAGCACCGTTATTGATGTTTCTTACGCCTTGCTCCCATGCGCTAATGGTATTGGTTTTATAACCTAGAGACTCTGCAAATGCTTTCTGTGTTAGTCCTAGATCTAACCGAATGTCTTTAACTTCTTTAGGTGTCATCTTTGCCCCCTCATTGAGTGCTCCGTACATAAAATAACTAACAAAAAACCAACATGAAACGTAGCAATATATGTTGATATCGTGACGAGTAGTTCCATTATTCACTCTCCTCCATTCTTTAACATGTCGTTTCTGATTGTTGATCTTAGCCAATCGTACCAACTGATCATTTCGCCAGTCTTTGGGTCCATTGGGAATCCGCCGCCGTAACCTTTCTTGATAGTCATTAGGATATGGCGGCATTGATCGTCCGTTAGCGACGTTGCTTTCGCTTCGTTCCGAGCCGTTTCTTCTTTGTCACTCATAATTTCTCTCCTTGATGGGTCCAATGGTAAATAGTGCCGCTGTGGTTGATATCTCATCCAAGTTCTTCTTGAACTGTTCAGGGCTCATTAAGTAGCTGTCACGCTTAGGGTTGATTATCTCCCGTAGGCTATGCGCAATATTCTCAGCGTCTATCAGGTCCAGATTTGAGGAAATATGCGAGCAACGATCTAAAAACTTCGCTGCCCTAGCAATTGCTTCTCTCTCTTTATTGTTCATCATTCTCTCCTTATCCGATATTTAGCTTGTCAGACATGTAAATTTTAAGCTCAGATTTGTGTAACCGTGCTGAACTTATAAGCATCATCATGCTCTCGCGCTTTTCTGTAAAAGACAATTCAATCCCTACTTTATTAAGCCGAACAGAAATATCCTTTAACTGTAGACAAAGCTGCTGGGCATCATCAATATCTTTCTGATATTTATCGTTAAACATTTTCATCATTATCTCCTTTGATAACCTCACTCTATATGACTAGGTCATACAGTCAATAGCTAATTAGGGAAATATACGAATCGTATGTCATGCATTTGTAATGATAGGTTATTATCTTTAAATTGCCGCTAATATAGGCGTGTAAGAATCGTGCATTAAGCACAAATGGTGATTTTTGATAGACAAAAGAAAACCCGGTGGGGGGCCGGGCTTGTTAGTTTATTCGCAATGTACGCTCATACCGAAATTGGTATAGGTGTTTTGTATCCTACAGGAACACAGTTAACAAGATTTGATTCGATAATGAAATAAAACGCGTCTGGGTGTTGAGGAACATCCACCTTTAAAGGAGTGGCTACAACGCCATAATAACCCCGATCCTCCCAATACTCCTCGATCTTGGAGCAAGACTGCTTGCATTCATAATAGCAGTCACCACGCTTTTGTGTTGATCCAACCATTACTTTAACTCCCGTTCTTTTTTAAAATGAGGGGCATTGCGGCAACCTCGGTTCTGGGCCTGCGTACTTAAGCTTGCTAAATTTCTTTCGAGATCGACACGGGTTGTTGACAAACAAAACGCTTTTAAGATCATGCCGTACAGCGTGCGCCTCGGAACCATAAATTACAGTAGCGTGACTACGCCCCCCTAAAATCCGTCCTATTTCAGAGATGGATGCTCTACCAATTCTACTAGCGTGGTACATTACCCAATGTCTAGGGCCAACGAATTTTTGAATCCGGCTAGGGCATTTAATTTCCTCAACACTCACGTCATAGATTTTTGACGCCTCCCTCATCAAGCTCCTAACTGTTCTCTTTTTAAATCGCTCGATTGCCATTAATTTATAACGTTCTTCACGGGAATTTTTGTAAGTAAGCGCTTTCCCATCAATTTGAACGCTGCTTGTTGTTGTTATATCGTACATAATTCTCTCCTTTAAATTCCAATTTCTAGTATTACAGCTCCACCCTTGATGACATCGCCAACCTCGTAAGAGGGAATCCAGTCGGCATCATCCACACCAATCGCATCAACAATACCGTCTTGACCACTTTTAAACGCGGCGATCATATTATCGCGATCTCTACGGCGCTTATCCGGCGGGTGAAATGTTATCTTGACTGGTAGTTTTACGGTTTTAGCCCATATAAACCCACCTTTAGGGCCAACAATGCTATTTGCAATCATGCAGCAATCAAATCGATATGCCTTGGCTAACCGCGCCTTTCCCGCCCAGCTTCTTTTATACTGGTTAGGGGACAGTTTAGGGTTTGGGTAAGGTAATTGAATTTTAATCATCGCAACCAACCCATTTCCAAGTACAACACCCATAAGGAGTGCAAAGCCTGTTACCCCAAACTAGATAACCATCAGGAAGCGAGTACTCACGCCACTCGGTTATACCGAGAATAGATGAATTTAATTTAATCATACTCATTGTGAAGTGGAGACTAAGAGTTTCGCGCCTAACTATGTCATTAGCGGTGTCACCGGATCTGTAGGCGGGCATTTCAAGAGGCTTTTCAGGCTCCTCATGCTCCCATCTATCTAGCTTGCGCCAAGCATACCAGCCAAACCAGACCTTACGATTACCAATCTGGGTAGGGAGCCATGCAAATTCTTTATTCCACTCAGTCATAACTCTCCTCCTTTGTTTTTTTGAAAAAACCTGCGATCAAAACCATGGGTATTAACGGCCAAGCGGCACCTAATAGAATAGGCATCCATGTTAACAACGAAAATTTTGTAGCGCCTATTTTTTTGGTGCCCCTTGATTTATTGAAAACAATATCAATAACCCTTCCAATGAACGAGGTATACCAAAAAACTACTAAAAACAGAAGGTAAACCTTCCACCATGTATCAATAACAATCATGTTTCACCTCTCAAAATTCTAGTCATGGCGTCACGTAGCTCTCTTGTGACTTTACGTGTGTTTCCATGATATCTGAACTGATAGGCCTTGTGAGCCTTTGCGTAGAAATTAGGCATGGTCATTTCATTTTCCTCTCAACTGTTCCGTCAAATTTCTTCTTGAATTCCTTATTGAATGGGCGAGATTTCATTTTCTGTTTAGGATTATTCTTCTTAGGACGATCTCGGTTCACCTCGAAACGACGGTTTTTCGACATATATTCTTGGTCCGAACGTGTCTTTTCTAAATGGTGTTCCCGGCAAAGATAAGCAGCGTTCTCTAGTGTAGCGCCGCCCTCTAATCCGCATGCTCGGACATGATCCAGCTCTTTAGCTACTTGGTCACAGGCATCAGGGAAGCGGTCTTTAATATCGGCTGACATAAGATGCACCTCGCAGAAACCACCAGACCGCTTTAATGCTTCACGCTTCACAGATATAGGGAATTCCTTGCGGCTCATATCTTCCGCCCTAGCTCATTCCACGACTGTAAATCAAGTTCAGCCGCAATGCTTCTTGTGCCGTTAAGCTCTGATAGCTTCTTTTTAGATATCGATATTCTAACCGCGTGGATGTGTTTGCGCTGTGATGCGACGAGGCGGGTATCAAACTTATTCACGGATTTGATAATGTCGCGTGTGGCCTTTTGCGCCCATGTAGTGAAATCACTCATCGCTCTCTCCCGTTAAAATGTTGAAATAATCAGTGATAAGCAACCCGTAAAGGGTGTGACTCTCCACCCCAAATTTCTCGCAATTATGTAGCAGTTCCAATCTTTTTTCATGCGGGATACTTCCGCGCGCAACCCAACCATCAACACTTGATGAGCTAGTCATTCCAGCAGCTTGAGCCACCTGATGACGTGACCTGAACAGGCCAATTATCTCTAATACATTTTTATTCATGAGATTATGTTAGCGTAAATATTATTATTGCGCAACGCCTTTTATGGGTTGACCTTGTTTTAAGGGTGTGTCAGTGTGGGGTCATCAAAGGAGAGATTGGTATGCCATATTTTCAAGACGAAGCGTCTATCAGATACATTACACACACGGACGATAACACAGACGATGACGATGGGAAGTTAAGCGGAAACGTTGGAACTGTAAGCGCTAGCTTTCAAGGTGACGGCGCTGACGTGCTTATTTGGGGTACTGACGGAGCAACATTAAGTCTAACAATTAGCCAGATGAGGCACCTTGCTAGCGTATTTATGGAAGTCGAGAGAATTCACGCGTCCAACCAAAAGGTGAAATGATATGTCTAGCAAATACATGGTCGGCACTAAAGAGTACTATCGTGCAGGCGCTTGGAATGCATTAAAAGACGCGAGGGCGCTTTATGACGTCAACTCTAGCAGGGGTGTTGCACAAGCAATGCACATATTTAGAGTTTGCAGACAGCTTTCAAAAATGAATCCTAAAACTAAGACGTTATTAGAAAATAGAGCCGAACACGAAAAAGAGTTCATGAGGCGTCAAAAAACTTGGAATCCTTGGGCTCAATAGGAGAGAATGATGAGAAGATTTAAGAGGGCATTAGGCGACGCAACAGTAGCCCTAGTTATATTTGCAATTGCCGTCGTTGTTTTAAATATCCCATACGCTGGGTAATAATTTACAGGAGAGATATTATGGAAACCAAAGAAGAATTTGAAGAGAATGCGGCTCGCATTTTTATAAGCTTGAGTAATTTAAAGCATTCTCTCGACAAAGCCCCGATTGAAACAGTCCAATATATTTACGATAAGATTGATGCAATTAATAAGCTATCAATGGGTATTATGCTTAGATGTGATGTGTTCAACGAGGCATTAGACGGTAGAGATGAGATTGAATTAATGAAAAAGGCAGGAATGTAATGAGTGGAATAACGCCAACAACAACTAAAATACTAAACGGGCCTCTAGACCCTAAGCACGTAAGCCAAAGAAACCAATCTGGACGTTCTTTGTCTTATATTGAAGGCTGGCACGCCATCGCGGAAGCTAATCGAGTGTTTGGGTTTGACGGATGGGATAGAACTTTAACCACGTGTGAGTGTGTCAACCAAAAGGAACGCAAAATAGGAGCCGCAAAGAATGATGGTTGGGGTGTAACTTATATCGCCCGCGTCCGCATTCTTGTTAGATTTGGCTCTACAGAGACGACGCGAGAGGGTTGTGGTGCTGGCCACGGGATCGACAGGGATTTAGGTCAAGCACACGAGAGCGCTATCAAGGAAGCTGAAACCGACGCTATGAAGCGCGCGCTTATGACTTTTGGGAATAAGTTCGGCTTGGCTCTTTACGATAAGACGCAAGCAAATGTGAGGGCTGAGGATGGTCGCTTGCCTAATGCAAAAGCAAAACCTATCGCGGATAAGATAAATAAATTGATAAACGAAAGTGTTACCGTGGAGCAGCTCGACCTTAATTGGACAGAGATTGTAGACGAATACATGAGTTTAATTCCTAAGGGCTGGGAGCAGCCGCTAATGGATAAATACGCAAACAAACGAGACGAATTAAAGGATAAAATGTCATGACCCAAACAACAACAGTCGCAGAACGCATTAGTGATTTATGGGCTAAGGCGTGGGTTAGAGAGTTGGGGCCGGACGCTACCCTAACCGGGGTAGAGCAGGGAAAGTTATATATGTTGGTTCAGCAAGCAAAAGCGGAAGCGCTAACACGGGTCAACTTAGAGAAGGACTCACTAAAATGAGTAGTATCAACAAAATAATTTTAGTCGGAAACATTGTGCGCGACCCGGAAGTTAGAAGAATGACCTCAGGGGATTCTCTGTGCAATCTGACTGTGGCTACATCTGAGCGCTGGAAAGATAAAAATACCGGGGAGCGTAAGGAGAAATCCGAGTTTCACCGCGTCGTTATCTTCGATGAGAATATCGTGAAGGTGTGTGAGAATTATCTTAAGAAGGGTTCTAAAGTCTATCTTGAGGGTGCCTTGCAAACACGCAAATGGACAGACCAAAGCGGTGTAGAGAAATACAGCACTGAAGTTGTTTTGCAGAAATTCCGGGGTACGCTTGTTATGCTTGATAGCAAAGGCGGTGGTGGAGAGGCTCCACAGACTACAGCTAGCAATGAGGGGCGCCAAAAGGAATTCCACAACGCAGACTTAGACGACCAAATTCCGTTTATTAGGTGGTAGAATGTCAGATAGACACGTTATATCAATCTACAACCAAGAGCAGCTTTCAAAGGCTTTTGAGGGCATGGGTTGGCTAAAAGATAAGATTGGCCAAGGGTGGTGGGTGACATTCACCCGTCGCCGGTCCGATGCCCAAAATAACTTAATGTGGAAATGGTTAGGGATTATATCCAAGGAACTGCTTTGGTGTGGTCAATACTGGCCAGATACAGCATGGAAGGATTGCCTAATGCATGCTTTTGCTGGTGGTCAGTTTATGCCGGGAACGGATGGGGGGATGGTGCCTATCGGTAAAAGTACATCATCGCTGGGTAAAGCAGAGTTTAGTTTGTTTATGGATAGTATCGACGCATTCGCAGGCCGTGAAGGAATAGAGCTTCCGAATCAGAAGGTAAAGGAATCTGGTGGCTAACTGTCACTAGACGGCGGGTTGAGTGCTTTGTTCCCTCCTTAGCACTCCCCGCCAAATTAAAGGAGAATAAGATGAGTGACGAGCTAACAAAAGTAATCGAGGGCGCTTTAAGGGAGACCGGGGTCGCTCCGATTTTAGATAGTGACGGCGCGTTTATCGCTAAAGCTGTACGTGAATACATGCTGAAAGAAGAGGCTATGACGCGAGAAGGATTGCTTGCTGCTATGACCGTTCTTGAAGGTTTTTTGGAATGGCACGACAATCCCGACAAATATGAGTCGGGCTATGGAATTGAGTGTTCGATGTCTATGCGTGAATGGCTTGTTAAAGACGACCGCGCAATGATTAAGACTGCGCGAGGCGCGCTCAAAGCAACACTAGGAGAACCC